TGGCTGAAGAACCGCGTGGCATGAAGATCGCCCGCATCCTCGCCTGGCTCGAGCTGACCCGCGCGGCGATCGTCGCCATCCGCGAGGCGCGCAGCGCGCTTCGCACCCGACCTGCACCTTCGGAGACCGATCATGGCCAAGACCACGCCTGACGATATCGACCGCGCCGATGTCGACGAAGGCAGCATCGCGACGCATGTCGGCAACAACGCCACCCATGCTTGGGTGCGGGTCTTCGGCGCCTGCGCCGTGTCGGTGTCCGGCGTCTTCGTCGGCACCATGCAGCTGGAGTGCAGCTTCGACGGCGGCGCGACCGCGATCGCTGTCGGTGATCCGATCACCAAGCCCTGGCGCGGCGTCATCGATGAGCCCGAGCACGGCATGCTCTATCGCTGGCGCTGCACCGCCTACACCTCCGGCCCCGTCCATTACCGCTTCGCGCGATGACCGGCCTGCGCAGCCTTCTGCGCAGCTCGTCGCTCCGCGCGCTGTTGCGCGGAGCGCCCGCGATCGCGTCGGCCGGACCCAACCCGGGAGACTCTGAGATGTCCGATTTCGCCATTTCCGGACCGACGTCGATCGCGGAGGGCAGCACCGGCGCCGCCACGGCGGCCTCTTACATGATCACGCGTACCGGCTATGTGGACGGCGCCGGCTACGTCGACTGGACGGTCGAGGGACGCGGCACCGATCCGGCCCAGCCGAGCGACTTCGTCGGCGGCGCCTATCCGTCGGGTCGCGCCAACTTCGCGGCGGGAGTTTCGAGCGCGGCGATCGCCGTCAACATCCTGCCCGACGTCATCTACGAGCCGGATCGCGCCTTTCGCGTCGTCCTGTCGAACCCGGTGACGATCGGCACCCTGTCGATTGCAAATGCCGACACGACGATCGTCAACGACGACGCGCCAGGCCTGCAGCCGCTCGCCTGGTCCTACAACGCCGGCTATGCTTTCGAAACCTCGCCGGCCGGCACGACGATCGGCACGCCGATCAACCGCACGGCGGGATCCGCCCTTACGATCGTTTCGGTCGCCGACAGCGCCGGCAATCCTGCCGCATCGACCCTCTTCGCCATTTCCGGAAACGCTTTGCTCACCGGCGCCACCCCGCTCGATTATGAGATGTCGGCGATCTACCTGGTCACGGTGCGCGAGACGCTCGACGCGCTCACCAGGGACACCGTCCTGCCGGTCACCGTAATCGACCTGCCTGAGGTCGCAGCGACCTTCGCCGACGATTTCACCGGGACAGATAATGCGCCTGTCCGCCTCCGCCCCGGCTGGGAGGCCAGCGCGGGCTCCGCGACATATCAGGACAACATCAAGATCGTCGGCAACCGGATGCAGTTCGGCGGCAGCGGCACGACCGTCTATACGGCGCTGCACGATGTCGGCGCCGCAAACGTGCGGGTCGAATACAACCTCTATACGACCTTGGCTTCGACCGGGCGCTGTATGCTCCGTTATACGAGCGGCTCCAATTATTTCGGGCTGACCTGCTCCGGCCAGAATGTCCAGCTCACCAAGCGGGTTGCTGGCACGCAGGCACCCCCGGGCGCCTCCTACAGCCTCTATACTGCGCAAACTCCGAACCGAACCTGGAACGGAGAAAAGATCACGCTCGAACTGATCAACAACGTCGTCTCGCTGTATGTCGACGATGTCTACGTCGGCGCGATGGACGTCTCGGATCTGCCGGCCAGTAACAAGGCCGGCTTCGACACCTTCAATTCGACTGTGGCCCAGGCCGACAATGTCGTGATGACGCCGCTGATGCCCTTCGGCCTCAGCAATCTCCAAAAGGTCGCCTATTCCGATCCGGCGACAGGCAACGCTTACGTGCCGATCGTCGGCAGCTTCGTCACTGCGCCGACAAATCTGCAATGGCGGCTGGAAACCGAGGCCGGCACAGTGGTGACGGGGTACGACTGGCAGGATCTCAACCCGCGCATCGCGAACAATGCCTTCTCGAAGTTCGTGACGGTTCCCAAGCCGTCGAGCGTCGTCAATTACGTGATCAAGGTTCGGGACAGCGCCAACGCGGGGGCGGTTGTTCAGACCGCGGCGTTCGGCGTCGGGCTCGCGCTCGCCCTCTACGGCCAGAGCAACATGGCGCACGCGCTCGACGTCTACGCACCGGCCGCCGACAATTACTCGGGCAAGAGCTGGACGGTCGGCCCATCGACCACGCTGCGCGCGCCTGTCGGCTACGCGATCGCCGGCTACAACAATGCCCTCGCCGATCTCTTCGCCCTCCCGGTCATCACGATGGATTACGCTGTCGGCGGACAGAGCGTGCAGGCGCTCTCGCCGGGCGCGGGCACCGGCTATTTCGAGGCGCTCGTCGCTGGCGTGCGCGCGCAGGGCGGCCGGGTCTCGGCATTTTTGGTCGACCAGGGCGAGGCGAACGCAGGTGCTCTCAGCACCGGCGGCTCGATGACGATGGCACAGTGGCGCGACGCATGGTTCGTCGTCTACCGCGCGCTTCTCGCGGCGACGGGCCAGCGCGAGGCCGACGTGCCTTTCGGAATTGCCATCACCAATGGCACGACCGCTGCGGGCATCGACGGCTCGATTACCTCGGAGGGCCATATCCAACTTCGCCGCGCCGAGTTGCTGGTCGGCACCGGCCTCGCCTCGACCTTCGTGAGCCACCACAAGTTCGACTGCGACTATGTCGACACGATCCACCAGAGCGATCAGGCCCAATACGAGAAGCTCGGGCCACGTTGGGCGTATGGCTTGGCGAAGAAGCTCGGCAAGGTCGCCAACGACCGACGCGGGCCGCTGATCACCGGCATGACGCGCAACGGCGCGGAGTTGACGTTCACAGTCGACCTCAATGGCGCAGTGGGCATCGCGGCGGATGGCGGCGCGATGAAGGGCTGGCAGGTCGTTCCCGCCGCAGGCTTCGACGGTTCGCAGGACGCCGCCGGCTACTTCACGACCCCGGCGAACACGCTCACGGTCAACAGCGTCGGCGTCGTCGGCAACACGATCAAGGTCACGCTGTCCGCAGATCCCGGCGGCCCGGTCGCTGCGCGCTACCCGGCCACCAAGAGCGGATCGCCGGCCAAGTTCGACGGCGCCTCGCCGTTCGAAATCCCGTACAACACGACGGGAGCTGCAGCACCGCCCCAGATCCGCGGCAGCTATGCTGACGGGTCCACGGTCGGCCTGTTCCCCATCCTCGGCGGCCTTGCCGCCTGATGCAGAAGCTCGCCAGCCTCCGCGCCGCGATCGTCGCCGCCTTGCCCGAGCTGGCAGTCGATCCGGATCGCCTGCTCTGCACCGCGACCAAGGGCAAGATCGCGTCGCGGGGCACAACTAGCCTCGGCTACGAGTATCGCTACACGGCGAGTCTCTGGCTGCTCGATTTCAGCGCGGAGTCCGCGGTGCTGATGTCCGCGATCCTGCTTTGGGCGCGTGACAACCAGCGCGATCTTCTCGAGGGCGATCGCGCCCTGCAGGCGATCGCCTTCGAGGCGGAGGTCCTCGACGACAAGACGATCGACCTCAACGTCCAACTCGAGCTGACCGACGCCGTCGCGCTGGCGCCGCGCGCCGGTGGCGGCCACGCGCTGACCTTCCTCCCCGAGCCTCCGCGTGCCGGCTTCGAGCTGCTGTCCGACGCGCCGCTCGGCGAGATCTGGTTCGGCGGCACCCGGCTGTTCCCGCCAGCGTGACTGAGGACCTCGCCGAGCTCGACGCCCTTCTAGCCGATCTCGCTCGTCGGCTGACCGCGCCCGAACGCCGCAAGCTCGGCCAGGATCTCGCCGACCAGCTGCGCCGTTCGAACGCCGATCGCATCGGCCGCAATGTCACGCCGACCGGCGAGGCGATGGTCGCGCGAAAGAAGCGCCTCCGCGAAAACGTCACCCCCGGCGAGCGGATCAAGAGCGGTCGCATGTTCCTGCGCGCGCGATCGCCCCGCTTCCTGCGCAAACAGGCGAGCGCCAGCGAGGCCGTCGTCCGCTTCGCGGGCTCGGCCGCCCGCATCATGCGCGTGCATCAGTTCGGCGAGATCGACGCCGTCGACCGCAAGCCCGGCGCGCCGCGCGTCCAGTACCCCGCGCGCGAGCTGCTCGGCTACAGCGAGGCCGACCGGCAGATGATCCTTGACGTGGTCCTGAGGCACCTCGGCACCTGATCGCGATTGGCATCGGCCGTTGTCGCATGCCTACCTGACAACGCCGCCGCCTCGCGCGCGACCGGGCGATCTCTGCACATCGTCACGATGCCCGAGATCGTGTCCAACTCGACTGCCGTCGACCTGTCGCGCCTACCCGCGCCGGACATCGTCGAGGCGCTGTCCTATGAGGAGATCCTGCTTGAGCAGCTCGCCGATCTGCGCACCCGCATGGGCGATGCTTTCGACGCTCTCGTCGAATCCGATCCGGTCCTCAAGCTCCTCGAGGTCACCGCCTATCGTGAACTGATCATCCGGCAGCGGATCAACGACGCGGCCCGCGCCCTTCTCCTCGCCAGCGCTGAGAGGGCCGACCTCGACAATCTCGGCGCCCTCTACGGCGTCGTCCGTCTGCAGATCTCGCCCGCGACGGCGGACGCGGACGCCGTGATGGAAAGCGACACCGATCTGCGCCGGCGCATCAGCCTGGCGCCGGAAGGTTTCTCGGTCGCCGGTCCGGTGGCCGCCTATGAATTCCACGCCCTGTCGGCCGACGGTGATGTCGCCGACGCCAAGTGCATCTCACCAAGCCCGGGCGAGGTGACCGTCTCGATACTTTCGCGCAGCGGGATTGGCGAGGCCTCGGACGAGCTGCTGGACAAGGTCCGCGCCGCCTTTTCCGCACCCGTCCGCCCGCTGACCGACCATGTCACCGTCGCCGCGGCCGAGCTGGTCGACTTCGTCGTCGACGCCGATCTCTATTATTTCGACGGCCCCGACGCTGCGCTGGTCCGCAGCAACGCCTATGCCAGCTGCATCGCCTGGCTCAACAGCGCGCGACGGATCGGGCGGGATATCCCGCGCTCGGCGATCATCGCCACCCTCCACGTCGAGGGCGTGCAGCGCGTCGTGCTCAACGCGCCACTCGCCGACATCCCCGTCAGCAACCTGCAGGCGGGGCGCTGCCTTAATCTCGACCTGCACGATGGCGGGCTCGGCGACTGATGGCGACGTCGCTCCTCCCGCCCAACGCAACGGCGCTCGAGCGCGCGATCGAGGCGGCCACCGCCCGGATCTCCGACGCGCCCGTCCCGCTGCGCACGCTCTGGGATCCGGCCAACTGCCCGGAGTCCTTTCTGCCCTGGCTGGGATGGGCGCTGTCGGTCGACCGCTGGGATCTCGACTGGACCGTTGAGCAAAAGCGCGCGGCCTGCCGGGGCGCCTTCGTCGCTCACCGCATCAAGGGCACCCGCGCCGCGGTCGACGCTGTGATCGATGGCTTCGATCTTGGGCTTGCGATCACCGAATGGTGGGAGCGCACCCCGCCCGGGCCGCCCCACACATTTTCGGTGACGGTGCCCGGCGGCATCGATGCGCTCGCCGCGGACCTCGTCGACAAGATCATCCGCGAGATCGCCAAGGCCAAGCCGGCTCGCGCCCATTTTATATTCGAGGTGTCGCTCCTGGCCACTGCCACCGCGTGGCTGATCGGCGGCGCCCGCACCTTTGCGCACATCCGCCTGGAGTGCGTCGCCGACATGGAGCCGGTATGACCGCACTGCCCCTCGTCATCACCGATGGCGGCCGTCTCGCCATCATCAACGCCGCGGCCGCCGGCACCGACGCGGTCCGCGTCGTTTCGGTCGGCGTCACCGCTGCGTCCTTCGTGGCCACGCATGAGACCGGTGAGCTGCCGGGCGAGATCAAGCGGCTGACTGCGCTCGGAGGAGGCATCACCGCCCAGGACACCATCCACGTCACGGCACGCGACGATGGCGGCGACGACTATACCGTCCGCGCCTTCGGCCTGTTCCTTGCCGACGGCACGCTGCTCGCTGCCTATTCGCAGGCAGCGGCCATTTTCGAGAAGACGGCGCTCAGCTCGCTGGTGCTCGATCTCAACATCAAGCTCTCCGACGCTGTCGCCGGCACCATCTCCTTCGGCGACGTCGCCTTCACCGATCCACTCGCGACCGCCAGTGTCGCCGGCATCGTCCGATTTTCGAGCAATGCAGAGGCGATCGCCGGGACCGTCACGAATCGCGCAATCACGCCGGCGAACCTGACCGCGGTGATCGCCGATCGCCGCGGCGCGGCCAACGGCCTCGCCTCTCTCGACAGCTCCGGCAAGATCCCGTCCGGACAGCTTCCCGCCCTGGCGATCACCGATACCTTCCCGGTCTCGAGCCAGTCTCAGATGCTCGCCCTGGACGCCCAGGTGGGCGACATCGCGATCCGCAGCGACGTCAGCCGCAGCTACATCCTGCGCACCGCCGGCGCGGGCACGCTCGCGAACTGGAGCGAGCTCAAGACGCCGACCGATACCGTCCTCTCCGTCAACGGCAGGACCGGCGCCGTCAACCTTGTCCCCGTCGATATCGGCGGCTCCGCGACCGCCGCCCAGATGATCGCTGCCACCACCAACGGCGTCGTCGTCACGCCGGCATCGTTCGGCGCGCTCGATCACAGCCATGGCCAGACCGGCTATCAGGTCATGCCGGGCGGGTTGATCCTGCAATGGGGCCGGTTCACCGCCAGCGCGAACGGCTCGACCAACGTCACCTTTCCGCTCGAATTCCCCAACGCCTGCTACGCGGTGACCGTCTCCGGCGCCTACGCCGGCGGCGTCGATTCGAAGGACAACCCGCCCGGCGTCGTCGCCAGTTCGATCAGCGGCGCCAGCTTCAGTGTCTACTCGGCCGACGACGATATCGTCGTCTGCTGCTTTCAGGCGATCGGCAAATGAGCAAGCCCTCGCAGCTCGCTGCCGCCGGCGCCGCCCTTCCGGCCATCCCGCCCGACGCACTGGTGATGATTACCACGCCGTCGGCCGGGCCAGGTCAGCCCGGGCAGACCGTCGCGATCAAGCTCGAGCGGCTCGCCGGCGTCGTCACTCCGCCGGACGTCGCGGACGATGTCGCCGCGGCCGAGGCGGCGCGCGACGCCGCGCTCGCTCATGCCGACGCGGCCGCCCAGGCGCACGCGGGTGCGGTCACCGCCAAGGAAGTCGTCGAGCAGCTGCAGGCCGAGACCGGGACCAGCCGGGAAGCCGCCGCGGGCTCGGCCGTCGATGCCGCCGGCGCGGCGGATGCCGCCGACCAGGCGCGCGCCGGGGCACTGACCGCCCGCGCCGCGGCCGAGGCCGCGGTCGCCCAGGCCGATACTGCGCGCGATGCGGCCATCACCGCCCGCGATGCCGCTCAGGCTGCGAAATTGGCTGTGGACGGCAAGGCTGGCGACGTCGAGACCACGCGCGCCGCCGCGGCCGCCGCCGCTACCGCGGCCGGCACCGCGCGCGATCAGGCCGTCGCCGCCCGGAACGCCGCCATCGCCGCTGCCGTAAGTGCCGCCGGCGATGCGGCCAGCGCCATTGAGGACGCACTCGCCGGGGAGGTCCAGTCCGCGGCTGCCGCGGCGAGCGACGCCGCCGATGCCGCCGCGGCAGCCGAGGCCTCGGCCGCAACCAGTGCCGCCGCGGCCACCAGCGCCGCCGGCGCCCGCGATGCCGCCGGTACCGCCCGCGATCAGGCGAGCATTTCTGCCACCGCGGCGGGCACCGCGAAGGTCGGCGCCGAAACGGCCCGCGATGCTGCCGGCACCGCCCGTACCGGCGCCGAAGCCGCAGCGAACACAGCGGCGGCCGCCAAGGACGCGGCCATCGCCGCGCGCGATGCCGCGGCCACT